GAGTATTATAATCATTCTGTGTAGCAGTAAGTTCTGAGCTATCCTCTGAAGTGGCAATGATAACTTCCGAAGTATCAGCTTTTCTCTCCACCAACTCCCAATAAAGGTCAACTCTTTTTGTTCCAGCAGTGGCGTTCACCTTTGCTTCACAATAAAGATTATACACTCCAGCCACCATTTGCGTAGGTGTTCCACTAGCAGGAGAAATCCAACCTTGTAGGTATTGTAAGTTAGTGGTTACTGTCGGAGTAATTGTTACCTCAGTAAGAGCAGGAATAGCAATCTGAGTATCTTTATAATCAGATACACCAGAGGCGGAGTTGAGCATGTAGTAGTGGACATTGATGGCAGTTACCGCTATGTCCACATATTCCTTGTCTACTATCTGATGCGAATTAGTGAATTCTGCGTGGGTGGGTTCATATTCAGGAAAACCATTGATGATAATTTGGGAAGTGGATTGGTCAAGATGCAGAGAGATAGGGTCGGTTTCGGAGAATATAAAACTTAAAGGAGCATTTCTCCATATAGAATCACCAGCATCCCACATTAATAAATCTTTATTAGAAAGAGCAGATAAAGTAGTAACATCAGATAAACTCTCTAGAGTGTATCCTTCAGCTTTTAATGATCCGTCTGCATTGAGACTTACATTAAGACGTTGTGCCAAGTTTGTCAAAGAACCACGTAAACCTAGACCTAGTTCAGTTTGTAATGCAACTATTTCTAAGTTCTGTTGCGTCTCTATATCAGAATGACTTGGCACATTCAGATAATCGGTCGCATTTGGATTTGTTAATACAGCTAAACTATTAGGATAATTTGCGGGCATTAGGAGTAAATCTCCGTCCCTTTGAAGTCTAAACTAGTCTTTAATCCTTTTTTAATCGAGATAGAAGGAGAATATTTTATTTTTAAAGATCCACCTTCTTTAGATTGTAATTTTTGTGGAAAAGATAATACTTCTATTTCATTATGATTTAAAGAAAAAGATAAATTAATTAATTCAGCATTAGTTTCATTATAAACATAGAATTCATATTCTTTAGTATCTCCAGCCTGAACTATACCAAGATCTAATATGGAATCTATTTCTTCAGTTAAATTAGAATTTTTATATAGTCTCATCTGAATCTTCCTTTAGAAGTTTATTTAACAATTTCTTTTGTTTTTTAGCTACCTCTAATCTTTCAACATTTAAAGATTGTTCTATTAATTCATTAGATCTCTCTAAATCAGTTTCTTCAATAAATTCAATAGTACCTATCTCATCTTCAGTTTTACCTTGATGTTTAAAATATTCCACTTGTTTCAGGCGTGTTAAAGCTTGTTTCTTAGTTTTATAAGGACCACCTAAATTTTTACCAGTCTTTTCAGAAATCACATGATAACCATCTTTTCTTTTAACTACTTTACTTATTTCTGATGGTTCTTCAGATGTTCCATTAATTTCTTCTATAATTTTATCTTCTATAGTTTCTTCAGTTCCTTTATAATTTTTAGCCTCAGGTCCCTTTTTATCAACAGGTACATTATCTTTTTTTACAACTGTTACAGGAACTGGTTTAATTGGTTGTTTACTAGTATCGTTTGCGTATTGTTCATTATTAGTAATAACTGGAGGATAAAATAAATCATCTTGTTTTTTAGTTTTTTCTGAACTACGTCTAGTAGCTTCTATATCAAAATCTACTTGACCAACTACTTCAGCATAAGTCTGTTTAGAAATAATTCCTCTATCATAACAACTACGTAAATGATCTCTTAATGTATCACTAATAAAAGATTTAATTGGAGTATAATGCAATTGCATTTTTTCTCCAAAATATTTAGGATGTTTTTCTATATTTCTTTGTTTAATTAAAGTAGCGATGTCTCTAAGTAAAGATGTAAAATCTTCTATACCATTTTCTACTTCAGCAATAAATGGTTTGGGATTTAATATTCCTTCTCTACGAGTTGAAGCTACTCCTTCAACTATTTCTACTAATCCTAATCCTGCCAATAAACGTTTTTCTAAAGGAGCGTAAACATTTTCATTCATGACTTTAGAATAATCTGGAGTTACGTGTTCCAACATAGTATCAAAATTAGTTACATATGTAGGAGTACCTGGTTCAGATTTACTATTACTCATCATAGTTTTAAAATCATCTTTAACTTTTTTTAAATCTGATTCACTATAAGTATGATCAGCTCCGCCTTCTAAAGCTAATCGTTCAGTGCCTTTTTTAAGCATAAGAAGATAATCTAAAGCTTTAGCTATAAATTTTTCTCCTTTTTTACTTAACATATCATATAACTTTAAATTTTTATATAAACCTCTTTGAATAATAAAAGGAATAGGATAAATACTAGACCAAGAATCAAATGGTTTCTGAACAAATATAAATTCATTTTTATTACTAGGAACACTTACTTTATTTTTCTTATTTATTCTAAGATAATAATCTTCTGTACCTATTATTCTACTTTCAGGATTTTCATCTTCTATAATTACATTCTGTCCATCAACAAACCACATTTTAGTAGGTAAAAAAAAAGTTCCTTCTTTTAAATCAACATCTTCCCATTGTGTTCTAAGAAGTAATAAGGAGGAATTCTTCCATCTCTCTCTAAAATATTCTTTAGATAATGCTTTTATCCCAGTAGGGATTCTACCTAATAATGAAATATTTATTCCTTCAAACCATTTACTTATAAGATCTGTAAATTTCTCATTGTCAGTTTCTATAGTATAATCTACAGTAGCACTGTTAATAGCGAAATCTAATACTGTATTTACTATACCTGAAGTATCGCTTTCTAATACTGTCTTTACTTCATATACTTGTGTATAAAAATCTTGAGGGATTATGATTTCGTCTTTAGCATACAAAGACATCATATCAAATATCCAACCTAAAGCTTCATTTAATCTTTTTCGTTCTGCCATGTAATTTTATACTCCACTTTTACAGAAAGTTTTTTTCTGTATGTTTTTGACTATAGTTAGATAGTTCGTCCACTCAGTAATACCAAATACTCTAAAAGCGGCAAACAAGTGATCTTCTGAACTAATGCAAGTATATAAAGTTCTATTACCAGACTGTGTAGCAATAACCTGGTTTAATTGTGAATCAAATTTATAATCAAGAGGAAGTTCTATTCTTCCTTCTTCATAAAGTAAATCTCTTAATCTTTTAACTGACCAACTATCAACATACTCTTCTATCCAAGTAGGTTTACCTTCCTTCATTATAACATTACCTTTATCATCTTTTTCTATCTCTACTTGAATCTTTTCATTAAATCCTACCCAACATAAATTCTCTTTAGGAAATACTTCTTCTAAAGAACGATAGATTGCTCTACCCATACCATCAGTAACATCTAACCCTATTAAATTAGCTTTAGTTTTTTCACCTATATATTTAAATATTTTAAATTGTTCTTTATCACTTAAATTATATAAAGTAATATTATAAATATAATAATATTTTTGATTAACTTCAGATAACATTACTATTTCAGTAACTGCTTCACCAATATCAGCACAAACAAATAATCTATCAGCATTACTAGGACGTTCTACTATAATTATGTTTTCAAAATTACCAAAATTCTCTTTACTAACTTCTATATGTTTAATAACTTTTTTTTGATTGTAATTCTTTCTAACTCTTTCCATATCTATAGCAGAAACTCCATCTTCAACTACTTCACCTTTAACAAAGATTCTATAACTCATAGAATCCTCACCACCGTGTTCTCTAACAGCTTTTAATCTTTCAGCTTCTCCCCATTTAGGATTAACATATTGAGGATAATTAACTAATAATTGTCTTCTAGTTAAATCATAATAAGCTTTACCTGCAGGACTATATTTAGTAAAGTTGGTCATACCTGCTATACGAAATACACAACCATTCTCTGAAACAGAATCTAATCTTTTCTCATATACCTTCTGAGTCTCAAAAGAGGCTTCCTCAATATAAAGACGAGTAAGATGTTTTTGGAAGAACTGACCTCCAGGATTCTCTCCTGATAAGTTCATGTTGATAGATTCACAACAATACCCATTCTTAAGAAACATACGATAAGTAGGACTTCTATTTATCTTAGCTTCATAGATAGTAAAAAAAACGTGATTCTCTAGCACTTGAATAATCTTCTCAAGTATGCCTCTAATGTGCATGGCGTCAAAGGAACTAAATCCACAAGATTCGCCATTATTATGTATCATAGACGTGAGTAGATCTAAAATTTCTACAAAGAGAGTTTTTCCGTATTTTCTACCACCAAAACAATATACTGACCCACTATTCTCTTTTAACTTGAAATTATCTTTATCATTAGAAGTATTTACTTTATCAATTAAATACTCATAAGATAGTAATGGAAATTGATATAACCTTACTTCACTGAAAGTATCTTCTTCAAAAAGTATAAGATTATCTAAGTCACTAAATAAACATTCTATTAGTGCTATAGGATTATTTAATCCTTCTAAAAATTCTAATTCTTCAGTGTCTAATTTTTCTAAAAGCATAATTTAATTTACTGGCTTCGCCAGACGCTTTAGTATTAAAACCAAAACATACTAAAGCTTAAAAACCTTTTTTAATCTATAAGGTCTTTAGTAGTAAAAATTTAAGATTAGAGTACGCCCCAATTGAGAGAAAATTACCATAACTAGTTAGTTTTATCTTTAAACTAATAAACGGATACAGTTATTGAGTTACTGTACCAATCTCAGGGTTATCGTTTAAGGGCGACACGTCCTTTACTACTTCTGTAGGAATTTCTTCCTGTACAAATGTAGGAATAGGATCCGCAGTTAGCGGAATAACCGGAGACTCTTGCTTAACTCCCGTAACTTCTTTGTCGAAGTGATCGTCTACTTTGGAAGGAGTGTCAGTATCTACACTCCATTTAGTTATTAACCAATCAGTATATTGCGAACTAGTACCCAGTACATTAGCTACATCTTCTTTAGTTAACTTACCTTGTTTATAAAGACGTATAAGATGTTCATTACCTAATAATCTATCTTTAAAGAAAGGATGTTTCTGTGCTTCCCATTGAGTAGTTCGTATTTTAAGCATAACCATCTGTGAACAATGAGGACATACTAAAGTTCTAGAAGCTTGGTTATTTTCACACCAGAGTTTAAATTTCTTACGTAACATCTCCAGTGACTTATAAGCATCATTAGCGACTTCTTCTTTCTTAGTCAGACCTAACTTATCTTTAATTTCTATAATTTGATTAATGTTCTTGTGAATCGAATCCAGTAACCATGTAGGGAGATTCTCATTACTAGCAGTAAACTCATTTGCAGCCTTTTGTAACTTAGCAGTATGTAACACCTCTAAGTAGATAAGATAGTATAATAGATTCTTGTCAGAAACACTTTCTATAGTGTATTCTGATAGATACTTCTTTTCTAACTCTTTAGCGAGTTTGATTTCCTCTTTATCAGTAAATAACCCATCCACTCCCAGTTTTAAAGTTCGCTTGCTAACTAACTCCGGGAGATCCGCTTTATCTGTATAAGTAGAGGTGTCCTCAATTACTATTTTTTTCTTTGGCATTCTTTAGTTTTTCTAATACTTCTTGATATTCTTGATCAGTTCCACATAACAACATTTCTAAGTCTTTATTCATCTTTAACTCCTTTCAAGTTGGAGCTCATGGAGCAGAATCGAACTCTCGTCGCCTGTTTACAGAACAGGCATTCTTCCATTGAACTACACGAGCATTATTTTTATACTGTTGTATAAATTAAAACAGTACAATTTGTTAATGTATTTACCACCAAACCAGTTGTTGAGAATGGTTGTATAGGTGGCATTACTGCTCCGGCGGCTACATTATTTGCTGAAAAGATTGTATTTCCAGCTCCATCTTTTAATATACATGCCCACGTAGCATTACTAGGAATAACCATAATACCATTAATATTTACTACTGTACCGTCAGCTACTAATCTCGCATCAGAAGCAGTATCCGCATACATTGGATTGATTCTTGAATTATTGCTCATTAAATACTCCTCTTAGTAACATTACTTGCTTGTTCCCCTTTAGGACCGCT